TAATGTTCGATATATTCCAAAGCGCAGCAGACAGAGCTGATGTGATTGAGAAGTTAAGAATAACAGTTCAATTCAGGCCAGCAAAAATCATGGAGGATTGGTCTTGTTCTGAGCCTAGTGGTGATTTATTTGCAGACAAATCCCGCACAGAAGCCATCCTTAAATGTATTTGTGAAGTGGTGAATGCATGAAGATTAAATATAAGATTAAACAGTGCCCCAAGTGTTCAAGACTATACGTTTTTGTATGCCCTTGCGGTAATTAGAGTTATGGCAGGAAGAAAACAGGATACTTGTAGATAGTGCGCATACGCTACAAGAGAGCGCGATAGCTGGAGAACGCTTAGAGGTTCCAGCCCTGCCACCATACAACAGCAAGCTTGCTTGCAATAGGAGAATGAGAATGAGTGAAAAAAATAAGAAATTTGAAGTTTGGACGTGCAAGATACTTGTACCAGAAGGCACTAAAATGACTCCGGGTTTTGACTTGCCTCCACGTACTGCCGCAATAGAGGCAGTTGAGAAGGAAGGCATACACGTAATAGCTTGCGCTTCTGGCTGGGGAGGCACACTAACCAAAGAGGAGCAGGAGTTTTACAACAGGTTTGTTGGGAAGCCAAGTGATAGCTACTATGCCGGATTAGTTGATTGTGATACAGAAAACGATAAACCAATTTAACGGAGTCCAACAATGAGTGTTGACTTTCCAAGAGCATGGCAAATAGCAAAAACTGTTAAAACAGAGTATCACCATAATGACTGCTCATACAATAAAACAAATGGTTCAATTCTCTGTGATTGTGACGTTATCTATAAACACCCTGATTACTTAGATGATGTTATGCACACAAGGGTGATTGAAAAGGAGCCTAATAATGAATAAATCAACACTTATAATGAGAGGATGAGATGAATAATTATAATGACTTTTGCAGAGATATTGGCTGCGAAGAATATATTGAATGGGATTATGAGTTCGAGCCTTGTTCCCCGCCATACCCATGTACAAGCTGCCAGAAAGTAGGGCAAAGTTACGATATTGACGCATACCCTGATGACTGCCCTCATCTAATGGCGATACAAATGATTGTATTGGAGCATAACAATGAATAACACAGACGAACAAATGAAAGGCTATGAGCGTGATGTGAATAAATCAATGCCTGATGAAATAAACGAAGCCATCGAAAACAGCGACGATTTAATCGAATCGGTTAAAAATACTATCGTTGGGATGATTAACTGTGACACTGAATTTCATAATGAAATGGCTGAGTTTTGCCTCAAAGCTCTTGGTGTATCGGAAGCCAAGCACAAACAAGAGATTATTCAAGCTAAAACAGAATATGATGTGGCTATACGTATTGCTAAGAATTACTTAAAAGACAATTATCTTAAAGCCCTTGCTGATTTAGAGGCTCGGTGCGTCATTGAAACTGACAAGGCGCACGCATTAGAAGATTTGTATTTACAAAGTAAAAACAGAAATATTGAAATACTTGAAATGGTTATCGACTTTATAGATGGCAACACTCTTAAGCCTCTCACTGCCGCGAAAACAAAACATGATGCCTTTGAGATACGACTTAGAGAAAATAATAATTTTGCTAACGGGTTGAAAGAGTATATCAACGCCTTAAAATCAGTAAATATAACTAATAGGTGAGAAGGGGGGGGAGGGATGAATCAGCAATTACAAGATTTTGCTAGATCAACGTTAAAAGCAAATTTAAGAAAATGCACGTTAGAACAGCTAAGTATATTCAATCGAATGTATTCTCCTGACGATCTGGAAAAATCAATAGATGATGTTGTTGACGCTATGCCAGAGAAAAGGCTTGATTGGGCAATGCAGCAAATACAAAGGACGCTGGATAAATGAGTGAATATGAATTAATCCCGCCATATCCTAATTACGTGCTAACACCTGAAGCGCAAGATGAATACGATGATTGGTATTCAAATTATTCAGATGAACCATGTTATTGCAGTGCATGTTCTATGCCTCCATGTAGCGTTTGTGAAAACGGCGGGACTCATTCAGGCCATCCTTATTCACTAAATGAAGACCCAAGTGCATGGGAGAACCAATTAATAAGTGAAGTAAGAAAAGTTTATTTAACCACCCCACAGAAGGATAGAAGATGAATGAAGTAATAATATTAACATGCTGTAAAAATATTGGGTTGAGCGGCACTACTGAAATTCATGTTAAAGAAATAAACGGTAAATTCGTTGCTCGCATGGGTTTCGCAATTATGGGTTCAACTCAGATGGATAAAGCAGGTTTTGAAGCAGCTGAATACAATCCATTCCATGATGAGTTTTATGATAACTATATTGAAGGTATTGGCGATACTCAGGATGCCGCGATAGTTGCGTTAGAGGCTGATGCGGAAAATACAGCTAACTCATTTTGGTTTTAACCACCTATAAGGAATAGATATGAGTAGTCAATGTCCATATTGCGGTAATTTAGTTTGGAATAACCCAATGCAAGTTAACGCCCCACCAATTGAAGGTGGATTTAGTAATGGCAAAACATTAGGCGAATCTCTTGTAGACACCTTCGGAGGTAAAGAGAAAACCTACACAGCCGCAGAACTTAAGGCCGCTAAGATTGAAATGTTAGATATTGCATTAAGTCTGTATTGCCAAAATGGAGATCATTTTGAGGGGCAGATCAACGAATTAAAACGGGGGATTGAGGCTGGTGTATAAAGTCCAGCCATCTGGCAAAGCCTTTAACATTGTAAGAATCTCTGACAATAGAGTGATAGATACTCACTCGGAAAGATGGTCAGCCGATAGACGGTGCGAAGTGATTAATAGCTTAATTGAAACTTGGAGCGAGAATGCAAAGAAAAAAGAAAAGTGACTTACAAAAAAAGAAGGATAACCCGCGCTCAAAATATTGGAAAAATAAAGCTGATAATCTATGGGGTTTAATTATTCATTCGAGAGAATGCTGCGCTGTCAATGATAACTGCGCTGGAAACCTAGAGGCTCATCACCTAATATCAAGGGCAAATACAGCAACTAGACATTCCATACAGAACGGCATTCTACTTTGCTCAAAGCATCATAAATTTGATTCTCGCTTATCAGCACATAAAGCACCTATGGCCTTTGCAGAGTGGCTACAAGAGAATGACCCAGACACATACGAATGGTGCAGCATGAATAAGTTTAAGGTAGCTAAGGCGGATTATGAGAAGGCTTACGGGTTATTGTTAGAATACTGTATTGAGCATCATATTGATGTTTAATAAGTTTTATTAATAGCTAATAAAATATTTTGATTTCACAAAGACCGATTATTAAACGAGAATAAATTATGATTACATTAATTCGAGAAGACATACTTAACGCTTTCTCATCGTTTATTAAGACGATCACAGAAGGCATGGCGCCACAGGCTAAACAAGAGCTATATCAGGGCTTGATTGATAAGCTTGAGAGACTACAGGACATAAGCAAATGAGTGAAGCAGAGCAACAAGTTCAAGAGCTACCGCCATGGCAAATGGCTATCAGCAAATCAAAGGAAAACTTTGAGGAAATAAACGCTGTTAACAAGTTTGTAGACTATAAAACAGAAGCTATTTTTGCTGGTCAGTTAATCACTAAAAATGACTATCTAATGAAAATAGCAAATGATAACCCGCGCTCATTGCGGAATGCTGTTTTAAATATTGCAGCTATCGGATTGAGCCTTAACCCTGCGACTAAGTACGCCTATTTAGTGCCTCGTGATAACCAAGCATGTTTAGATATTTCTTATATTGGTTTAATAAAACTAGCGACAGACACCGGCTCGATTATGTGGGCTAGAGCTGAGCTGGTTTATTCAAACGATGATTTTATTTACCACGGCACAACAGAAAAGCCAGAATTTAGCACTAAAAACGCTTTTGACCGGGGTGAAGTTCAGGGCGTTTACTGTGTAGCCAAGACAAAAGAAGGCGACTTTTTATCTGGTGTAATGTCAATTGCTGAAATAAACGACATTAAAAACCGATCAATGTCAGCGCGTAAGAATAGCGGTCCGTGGATTACTGACTTCGGTGAAATGGCTAAAAAGACAATTATAAAGCGAGAGTCTAAGACCTGGCCTAAAACAGACAAATCTGAGCGCTTTGATAATGCTATTGATGTTATCAACCAGCATGACGGGATAGACTTCGACGCTCACCCAGTTCAGAAGGCCATAGAGAAGCATAAGGCCACAATTGAGGTAGTCGTTTCGGCCTTAGCTAATGAACGCTACGAGGAAGCAGCAGAGGCTTATTACGAGCTAGACCATGATGAAATGATGAGTATTAATATCTCACCAACCAAGTGCAAAAAGCTAGGTATTGAGCCACCATTTACAACTGCTGAGCGTAAGTTTATAAAAGAATCGCTTAGCCAGTACCACCCACAGCGAATTATAGAAAACGGAGAATAATAAAATGAGTGATTTAATAACAGTAGAGAAGACACAAATAGCAGATGTATTTAAGCAAGGCGGTATCGACCCTTATATTCAAAAGGTAAAAGACGAAGTATTGAACCATGTTCCAAATCTTGAAACAGATAAAGGCAGAAAGGAGATAGCATCATTAGCTAATAAAGTAGCAAAGTCAAAGACTTATCTTGACGGGCTAGGCAAAGACCTTGTTTCAACCATTAAAGCCCAAGCAAAGATTATAGATTCTGAGCGTAAAAAAATGCGTGATGAGCTTGACGAAATAAAGAAAGACGTAAGAAGACCATTGACAGAATGGGAGGACGAAGAAAAAGAGCGCGTTAATAACATTCTAGCTCGATGCAACTGGTTTACAAAAATGAAAGATTCGGAGTATGAAGGCTCTGAACAGCTTGAAAAAATTATTATTGATATTGAATCAATAGCAATAGATGAATCTTTTGAAGAGCATGACGGATTTGCTGCTAAAAACAAAGACGAAGCTTTAACTCAATTAAAAGCTAAGCTTATCGTGATGAAAGACGAAGAACAAAAAGCAGAAACAGCACGAAAAGCAGAGGCCGAACGAATCGAAAAAGAGCGAATTGAACGCGAAGAGCGCATAGCAAAAGAAGCGGCTGAAAATGCCAGACTAGAAGCTGAAACTAAAGCGAAAGCCGAAAAGGAAAAAGCAGAATCAGAAGAGCGCGAACGATTAGCAAAGATCGAGCTTGAAAAACAGCGAGCTATCGAGGAAAAAGAGTTAGCACAACGACAAGCGAAAGAAACAGAAGAGCGCATTCGACGTGAAGCGGAAGAAGAAAAACAGCGAGCTATCGAGGAGGAGAAGCAGCGAGAGGCAAACAAAAATCATAGGGCGTCAATAAATAATGCAGCAATGGAGGCATTGATAGAAAATGGGATGCCAAAGACTCATGCTAAAAAAGCCGTAACTTTGATTGCTAAAAAGCTTGTTCCTAACGTGAATATTAAATATTAAAATGACTGAGAGAACCGGCGAATCTGAACGTATCAGGCAGAAGAAGTTTAGAGATGCCAAGCGCGAGCAGGGCTATGTCCATTTGCAAGCGTGGGTAAAGCATTCAGACAGAAACAAGGTTAAGCAGTTTATAAAAGCGCTTAATCAATAACGAGTAAGTCGCAGTCTGGTTTATTTTCACGCGATTGTTTATCTTCCAGACTGCGCAATTTAATAGGGGTAAAAATGAATACATTTATTGAGATACTGGCCGTAGTAACTTTGGTTTGCATATTAGTGTTTTTGGGTACTGAAACAGCTAAAGCCGATGATTGTGAAGAGTATGATAAGCAGTTTAAAGAAAGCATCGACAAAGAGTGTGAGCGCATACGCTGCGTGGATTGGGAAAAGCTCGAAAGACCGGCTGTATATCCGAGCTTTTAACTACTGAGTTGAGCGTATCTGATCCCATTTATCGTCACAAGCATCCTTGAATATCTTATTTAGCTCATTAGCCTTGAGGCACATATAAGCAGGGTCAGAGCTATCTAAAATTGCATACTCGCAATCCTGAACAATTAGACTACCTCTAGTCTGGCTCTTCGGGAGAGTGCAGGAGATCACCAATAGACACATTGCCGCAGTCAGTAATATCTTCATCTTTAATGTTCTCCCATTTTTCTTTATGTTTTAGCTCTTCATTGAATAATGCTCTATATATTCTAGAGCCCACTTGTGAATCACTGATATGTACAGACAGCTCGTTTTGTAATCCCCAAGAACCTCGTGAGTTCCAACCAGACCAGAAGCCTAGTAGTAGCATTAAGATTCCCAAAAAACGATTAACTAGGGTTTTGTGATTCGATACCCAGTTACTCATTAGGTTTACCGCTAAACTTAGCCAGCACATTAAACGCCATGTAGCCGCCGATAGTGGCAATCGTTAAAGCCTGAAATGTCGCCTCTGATATGCCGCCTAGAAGCACCATAGCTATCCAGATCAGCTCATAAACATTCATTGTTATGAATTTACGCGAAGCAGCCTTTTTAAAAAATTCTTTATTTGTATCCATAATCTCTCAATCCATGCAATTATTAAGCCAAGAATACCTAGTTCAATGTCACTGTTATTCCGGCTGGTGACTTTGGGCGCTGTTTTACCTGCACATTTACTGGGGCCGTATTAGACGGAATAGATTCGTTATTATAAAAAGATGAGTGAGCCGTAACGTGATAAACAAACGAGCCAGCAACATTGCTATCCAGACCGAAAGAGCAAGTCATTTGTTGCGCTATCTCTACATTATCTCGGTATAGCTTGTAAGTGATAATATCATCAGCTCTTAAAGGGTCGCCGCTTTCATATCCGTCTATTTCAGTACAGCTTAAAGTAGCCGTCTGCCCTTCCCATACTTCAAACGCATAAACCGAAAAAGAAACTAAAAACAATATTAGGTATTTCATAATTTATTGTCCATTTTATTCAATAGAATCTCTAATACAGAGTGTTTTTCTATCACCTTTTCTAGCTTTTCCAATACTTTTACATTTGATTGGTGAGAATTAATATCCCTCTGCTCCCTAACAATATCAGTAACCACACTAAAAACAGCTTCCAGTTGTTTTGCAAGCAGCTCTTCACAGTCGTCTTGATCTGTTCCCTGATTGATAACTTGCCCAAGTGTTTTGATAATCTCTTTTGATGTTTCGTTGATCTCGCTAATAGCAGCATTGATTGATTCAAGCTCGCGTTTATTTCTTTGTTTGTCATCTTTTGAGCCTCTTGGAGTTTTTATCTCCTGTAAAAATCGAGTACCTGCTGTAAACATCAAAGCAGCAGCCAATAATGTAAACGGATTAGCGCTTAAATCCGTGACCGTCTGTATATCTGACATAAAATCCCTTGCCCGTTCTTATTTTTGTTGGTTAGGGGTTAAAAATCGCTATCTGACCGGCTCGTTTATCATAATCGCACTCGATATGAATCCAAGACGGTGTGTAATCAATGCTCTCCATGCGTATTATATATGGATATTTATCCTGATTGTTTAAAATATGGTAATAAACCTTCTCAGCGGTTAAGCCAGTAAACTTCAAATCGGCCGCTTTACCTGTTTTGTGCATTGAGCGCTTAGCGCCTACGGTTGAATCTAAGGGCCGTAGACCAGAAAACTTAAAGTTGCCGCCTCTATGCCAATCATTAATAGTAATTCCCGTCTGCACTTGATCTCGCAAAGCCTGACAAGTATCTACAAGCCGTGGGTTAATTAAATGAGCTGCCCTATCCCCAAGCATGTTAATAAAATCAGGGTGGACCAGCTCCTCTAGTGAGAAGTTTTTAGATAGCTTCATAATTTAGTCGGATGGAATGGGCCGTGTTTAGATTGATTCGCCCCCATATCTGTGTCTATATCTGAGAATGGCTCCCCGTCGACACCTATCGGATTTACTCCTGTCCAATACTTAGCCCCGTTACCAATACAAGGACTTGTACTTTTTAGCGAGAAATCACATGCTGTAAAGTCTTTTAAATTAATATTAGTGAATTGTGGGTCGCCACTTGCATAACCAGCCGTAACCATAGCAGCATCAATTGCCGCGCGTGTTGTTGTATCTGTAGTTAGGCTTGGGGGTAAACTTGTGCTATCGGTAGTAGTCCATGTATTATCTGCCCCGTCTGGATACTCTAAAGCACCACCGCCGTTAAACGATGGATAAAACAGATTGTTATTTTCTGTGAACGTGCCAAGCGTGTTCGCATTTGTATCAATAAAGCCAGCGGATTGATTGTAAGCAATACTATTTCTGATAGTAAACGTAGCTGCATAAGTAGCGTGCATCCAAGCAAACAAGTGCGAATTTACATCTATAGCGTTATTTATTGTTAAGTTGCCAGATGTTGCAACTGTTGCTGTATATGCTCTATGCCCCGCAAAGAATGATATAGGATTATTCAATACAACATGGTTTGCTGCCTGATTCTCAACACCGCTAGCAACACCACAGAATAAGTACTTACAATTATTGTGTGTGTGTGTTCCACTTGCTGCTCTATGTCTTACATTTGAGCTATTCGCATACATAAAAGTACAGTCATTAACTGTCATGTCTGTGAAGTTAGAATCAATGTTATAGGTAATTTGAGCAGCAATAACTTTTATAGTTTCTAAACCGGCATCATATCGCGCATAAACAGTGCTATAACCAAGTGTGTCAATATCCCCCCACCCTAAACGCTCATTTTCCAATGTTGTAGCATCGATATTTCCATGCGGGTTGCTACCATCTGCAATTTGGTATTGAAGTTCTTCTGCGCCCTGTCCTGCTATTGTGCTGGACTCTTGGAACTGACCATTGATAGTGGCTGCATTAGGTTTTGTTAATGACGGATTACCGCCCCCCGCAAGCTCAATATAATAAGCATTAGGATTAGCTGTGCTTTGAGTCCACTTATAAGTCGATGAGTTCAGGTCAACGCCACCACTTATAAAATTATTATTAAAGTTAAGCGTTTTAGTATTACCATCGCCCGACCAAGCCGAAAGATTTAGATAAGGATCATGGAAAGAGCTGGAACCTACCACAACCTCTAGCGAATGAGCACCGCTTGTAGGCATAACTACATCAGCTATTGATTGGTAAGCATCCTGCACAATGCCGTTAGCATCCGGTGTACCGCCATCAGGGTCGCCATTATTCGCCCCAGTTGCTCTTTTATCTAGGTAATAGACAGTCATAATTAAACACCTTGTGTAACCATAACAACTTGAACTAAGCCAGCAACACCGTTGCCAATAGCTGCATGAGTGGCGTTAGCTGGAATACCAACAATTAAATCAGGAGCAGCGCCACCCGCTGTAGAATCGCCAGATTTAATAATCACACCTGCATTAGCAATAATATTAGGAGTTGTTCCAGTTAAGCCCAGATTAGCTTGTGCGTCTGCCGCGCTAGTTCCGAAGGCGAGTATTGCATATTCCTCAATACCCGTAACTTCAAGGCTTTGCAGGAGCAGTCTTTGTGCGCCTGTCGCAATAGCGAATGTTGTGCCGTCTTCATCTGATGAGATCCGCCCCGTGTAACTAGAAGGCTTAAAACCGTCTATTGTATGCTTTGCGCCGTTACTATAATTCTGCAAAACCTTAGATTGCGGAAAATCGTCTTGTCTGCTGCCCGGAATTTGTGCTTTACCTGTACCTGTACTCATAATATCTACCTTTAATTTATTCAATAATTTCCATTGATAGCCAAGACGTTCCACCACCTATCTGAGTGATACCAGCAGTGGTGGATACATTAACTGTGAAATAATCGCCAGCAACTACGGATATAATTGGTGTCCAAGCTGGCTCTGTTGCATTTGTTCCACTTGGAAGCGCACTAACCTTTCCGGGGTAATCTGTTGATAAACCATTTTTATACAATATTAAATTTGGAGTGCCACCAACCATATCAATAGCAAAGCCAACCCTTACCTTTGTCACTCCGTCTGGAACTGTTACGCGCTCTGTATTTACAGATGTGCTATGGATGCTATCAGTATCATAATCATTAGTATCGAATGTTGCAGGGTCAGCGATTGATATATTTGAAGACTGATAAGCCAAACACCCTCTATTCGTTTCTTTTGATGAGGCTATATTGTATCCATCACCAGCTTGATTTACTTTTAAAATAAAAGACGTGTTTGATATTAATGTAATGTCGCCTGCAACACCATCTATTGTATCTAACGCCGTAGCTCTATCAACAGTTATAACGCCGGTTCCTATATTCTTTATAGTAACCTCAAAATCACCACTATCACTCGCAGCTAACACAGTAGCAGCGTCTGGAAGAGTCACAGCAAAAGTACCATCACACTCAATCAAATCCCTGTTGTCGCTCTCAGCTACGCTATAAAGCGCTGTTTTTGCTTGAGCTGCTTGTTTAAAGTTAGCATCTAACTCAGTATGCGTTAAAGCTGAGCCTTTGCCTGCTCTTGTTGTGATAGTACTCATTCGTTGTCCTCTTGATCTTTAATAGCTTTAGCAAAAAACACAGCATCGCTAATTAGCTTTTTATGCTTTTTTGGTATGGTTGCGAGCTTGGCTTCTAGCTTATTTAGGCCAACATCTGGTCTAAGAAGTAATTCTGACAGTTCTTGAGCGCTGCGCTCTTTAGCTGGTACTGCTTTTATATACGCCTTAGCTACATTTTCAGCATTCTTACCAGCTCTAACGACTGTATTAGTTAATTCAGCACTATTTCTTGTTAGTTTTTGAGCTAGGTTTCTTGATACTTGACCAATCAAAGGAACGGCAACAGCGCCACCAGTTCCAAATGCAGCCGCACCTCCAGCAACACCAAGCGAACCCATTAACATATTGGAAGCCTGTCCTTCACTGAAACCAAAGCGGCCAAGCATTTTGGCTACATTTTGCAACCCAGTACCCTGAACAACTTCTCGCATAGCATCTTTTTCTTCTTGTGAAAAGCCAGCCATTTTCTTTTTGTTATTTAGCATCTGTCTAAATTGCGTTCTTATTCCGTTCTCAAATCCGGTCGCTTGAAGTCTCGCTCTATCGAAAGCGTCTTCTATTAATTCGGATTTCTTAGCCCTCTGCCATAACTGGCGAGCATCCCTAAATTTTGCACCTACATCACCTCCGCCACGTTTAAAGTCTTGTGCGGTAAGGCCGTCCATAGTGTCATCAATTTTATTAACAATTAATGAGCCGAGCCTCTTCTCTGATGGGTCTATGCTTGCAGAAGCATTCCTAGCTACTTTCCGCAGAGTGTCTAACTCTGTTACGCTCAAATCCGTATCTGAAACATTTGAAAATCGTTTTAAAACAGTGTTAACTTTTGGTTGAATATCAGCATCAAAGCCTTCTTTTGAAGCTAAAGATCGCAATTCTCTTCCCAATCTATCAACGCGGCTAGAATCAATAACAGCACCAAGGTCGTCAATTTCTTTATACACCTGTCTTGCGGCGGTTTTTAAACCGTCGATTGTTGGGGCGCTCTCTTTTAATAACTTTTTAGCGCCAGTAGTCGTTAATTTTTTACCAGTTTGAGTGATGACGGCTCCAGAAATAGGAAAGGCTATTGAGCCTATAAATTCTCCTAGCTCTCTACCTGTCTCACCTTCACCACCTAGAGCAATATCAGCTGCTTCGCCTGCTTCACCACCTAATTCTAAGCCTGCACCAGCCAGTCCAACACCCGCTACATCCTGACCAGCCGTAGAGCCGCCTAATTGCTGTGTAACTCTTTGTCCTACCGTCTGAGCGCCTGCCTGAACAGCTGGAACAGCTTTAGCCGCAGTCCGCATCATAGCGCCACCAACGGCACCCGGAGCGATTAACTCGCCACCAGTTCTAATAACGTCTTTTGCCAGTCCTTCTTCCATAAATTGACCAGTGGTAGCCGCCTGTCCTAATTCAGTCTCACCTAGTGTTGGCGTTTCAAATGCGCCGGTTAATTGACCAACCGCTTGAACAGGTTTGCCAACAAAGAAGTCAGCAACATCTACCGCACCACGGCTAATAGCACTACCTAGCTCAGCCAAAGCGCTGCCACCGGGAGCCGCTAAAATCTCTTGATTTAGCTTATCCATAAAGCCTTTATCAGCTTGAGGCGTTTCACGTGTAACGTCTTGAGCCTGTGGCTGCATAGGTTGCGCCTGAGCAGGCTGTTGTGCTGCAAATATCTGCTCCAATTCTGCCTCAGTAGGCGCAGACTCACCTATAAGCTTTAAAGTTACACCTGTATTTGGGTCTGTTACTCTAAATGTTGGCATTATTCCACCGTTACCTGAAAACGTCCGACAGTTGTTTGACCTGCTGCGCCGGTTTTTTCAGCTTCTTTTTTTTCATTCTTTTTAAGCTTAACCCAATCTGCAACACTATTACCCGGCGTACTTAAGAAAACCGCAGCTTCCTCCAAGTTATTAGCAAGCTTTTCTTGTGCTGCAATCTTGTTATTAGCCCAATTTATCAACTCAGGCCCATCTAGATTTGTTGGTAGCGCAGTATTTAAGGCTAAATTCAATTCACCCTCAGACAGCGCACCAAATGTAACCGAGCCAACAACGTCTAAGCCTAACTGATTCTTAAGCGTATTTAGTTTAATTGTTTCAGCTCTAAAGCTTGGCAATTTATCAGCTAATGGGCCGGTTTCCGCACCATCATCAACCAAAGAGATGACCTCTCTTAAATTGGCTACGTTGCTTCTAATTCCAGAAACCTTATCAAACGAATCTAAAGCGATTTGAGCCGTTCCTTTGCCTACTTCGCGCTCTTGCGCCCTTAATCCCTGCAATTCAGCACCACGGGCCTCAGAAGCTTCTACAAGCTCCTTATTAGCTTCATTTGCTGGCAATATCTCAACTGTGCCATCTTTGCGCACCAATTGAACCAGTCCGCCCGGCAGAATCTTTGAAGATTGAACCTCTGCCTTGCCGGTTGCTGATTGAGCCAATCTAGCCAGCCCTTGAGGGCCAAGCTGTAACAATGTTTGTTTGTCGTCATCATCAAATAACGTGCTTGCCTGAACTTTTTGGCTAAATTCATTAGGGTCAGTTATTCCAGATGTTAAAGCCGTAGCTTTTTTAACCGTGTCGTCTAACTCTAACTGTTGAGCCTTACCTAAGCTTGCACGTAATTGAGCTAATTTAGCGCCTTGATCAACAAAGCCAGCTTGAGCCATTTCCGTAGGCGTAGCGCCCATCTGTTGAAGCTGCAAAAGCCTGTTCTGTCGGTCTTGCGCAGTTTGTGCGCCTTGCAATTTAATATCACCAGCCTGCAACTGTTGTGCAGCTTGTCTACCACCAACGACAGCGCCCAGAATATCTGGGCCTTGTTGTGTCGCTATCAGTCTATTAATACCGTTTGCCATTACGCATTAATCCTAGTTGGGCCAGCGAACACCTGACCGCCTGTAGTAAATCCACCGCCTAGCAATGGGTTTTGCTGTGGCTGAGGGGTAAACGCACCACCGAGAGCCGCTAAGCCTACGCCCTGCTGTAGTGCGCCGCCTATTGCTGATTGTTGACCTAATCTACCAGCCGCTTGAGCTTGGCCTTGAGCTGCCAGTAAATTAGCTGTATTAGCGCCTGCTGTTTGTCCTGCTGATGAAAGTGAGCCAGCCGCACCACGCCCAACATCGACTAAACCGGCTAATCTATTTAAACGCTGATTAAACTGATCGCTAGTTAATCCATATTGAGTTAACAATCTGTTTTGCTCTTGTTGAGCTAAAGCCTGTTCATCTGATAGCTGCTGTCTTTGAAGCCCTTGCTGCTGAATGGCTTGTTGATTAGCTAATTCACTTAAACCAATTTGCTGTCCTAACTGCTGCGAGCCTAATCCGAATTGCTGAACATCGCGGCCTAACTGCTGTTGAAATTGAGTGCCTGCCGCCTGATTTCTTGCTTGACTAGCCGCTAATTGACGCTGAAATTCATCACCTATAGATTGAGCTGCAAGCCCTTGACCAAGTCTTTGAGCCTCTATTAATCTCTGACCTGAGCCAAGTGATCTATTTTTGCCTAATTGACGCTCTAAAACCTGCTCACCCATTTCACGCTGAAATGCTAAAGCTGGATTATCTAACGCTGCTTGTGGGTCAAATCTAAACTGTTCTAATTGCGGGGCTTGGCCTAATGTTGGCGCTCGTACTGCCTGCCCTTGAAATCTCTGTAAGGTCGGGGCTTGAACCGCTTGCCCCTGAAACCGCTGTAACTGTGGAATGGCTGGAGCTTGCTCAATGCCAGCTTGGAATTGCTGCAAAGCACCACCCTCTCTACCTAGAATCTCTCTACGGCCTGTAGTTGGGTCAATCCTAAACCCTTGCTCATCAATGCTACCCATTCCGCGCAATGTCTCAAAACGCTCTCTCTCATGCGGAGCCAGTCTAGAAGGGTCAAATATTCTATTGAATTGAGGGGTTCCGGTGGCAGCTTCAAGAAACGGCTGGAATTGTTCTTGGGTTATATCAAATTGTCTTTGAGTTTCAGCTATACCAGCTTGAGCGGCTCCGGCTTGAGTGCCTGCTGCGCTTCTTGCAGCGCCAGCAGCATCTATTCCACCACCTAAAGATGCGCCTATAGCGGCACCAGCTGGCCCACCGACTAGAAAGCCTAAGCCACCGCCTACAGCTGTTCCTACAAAATCAGATAAACCGCCCATTTTTTCACCTTTGCTGTCTCACGACAGTTTCAATAATTATAACTTATATTAAGATAAATTCTAGTTATCAACTAGAACTATATGCAGCCTTCCATCAATATCAGCGCTACCAGCATCAACAACACCTGTAACTCTAATATCTGTTTTTTCTGGAATAGGGTCTGTTGATTGCTCAATTAAATTTGTAGGGTTTCCGCCATTCAATGTAATAAAGCTATCGAACAAATTACGCCATGACTCATAATTATTGTTTGAATCTGTATTATACAGCCTAGCAACCCCGTATAGCTTGCATTCAGCAGCAGCACCGCCGCCGCCGGAGGTTTTAATCCATGAGAATCTACCACCACGAATATAAGCTGTTTTACTTGCTGGAACCGTAAAAAATAACTGTTGTGACTGTCCTTGACCAGTAGATATAAAGCATTGCGTTGTTCCACCTGTAACAGCTTCTATTGCTATGTCGCCTGCATTTTTCTCGCCACTACCTACTTCACCTACCCAAGCCCTTAAGACTCTAAGATATGTTTGTGTTGTAGCCGCAGAAGCACTAGCACCAGCTGTAACCAACGTATCAGTAATTATATTGTAATCAGCATCAAGGCCAATTACATGTACTTCCTGTGCGCCTGTGCCTGCTGCGGTGTCTGCAGCATTGCCACCCGCTGCTACACGAATCGTTGAAGCCGCTGTTAGATATAAAAACGTACCACCGGGCCATATTACGGCGCCTGCAGAAGTTACTGCAGGATTACGCCCGAATTTTGTTTCGCTAGAATAGCCGTTGACATTCCCCTGATCAACCTCAAAAAAGAAATCTTTATTCATGTTTCTATACACATATTTATAGAGGTTAAACAGCCAATCACGCCACTGAATGCCGAATATATTAATGCCTCGTGGTGGTGGCTCAAGATTATCATTCACTTACATCCACCTCTATAGCTTCAACCTCTATTTGCTCATCGCCTGAGAAGGTCAACTTATGGTTACGCTGTCTAAATCTGCCTAATCTGGTTAATTTATTATTGTGATTCGATAAATCCAAAGTGCGGCCTGTGTTGTAATTGTCATTGCCCTCATCAGACCATTGAACCGTCATTTCTTGGGTGCTAGCCTCTGGAATAGCGACAAGCTTTAAATTATCAGCGTATTTATAGTTTCTATTTCCATAATCAACTGGGCCGGGTATTAATACCATTTCAATATTATCGCCTGATTGCCCTGTATCAGATATGTAATTAGCGTCAACGTAGCCAGCTTCTACATATATCTGCGCCTCTGTTAAATCCTGCGGGTTTTTATCATCTGCTATGGTGATTATGTCGCCATTAGATAAAATCCCGTTACCGGCCCTCGTAGACGTGCTTTGAGTCCATCCAACAACCGGACAATCATCGATACCCGTTTGCATTAATTCCCAAAAACCCCAAACACCATTAGAGGTATCTAATACTAGACTAGATAAAGGCTGGATAGTCCCTGATACATAATTAGTGGTTAATATATAAAAACTTCTACCAGCCGTAGAAAACCCATCTGCAACCAGCTCTAAACTATCCGTAATAACAGAAGATGTTATAAACGTGTCTACGTCACTGGTTGAAATCTTCTGCAATTGGAAGTTATTCAATAAATTAATATTTAAATCACCAGCAGGATTAAGGTTTACAAAATAAATACTTTCGCCATCCTGCCAAATAGTATCGAAATTAACCGTTCCTATATCATGACTAATATCCGTTCTAGGACTTAATGATGAGCCTGTTGGATTGGCAGCATCATAGAAAAACTCTAATGATCTAGTGCCAAATGCGGCTATATGCTCGTTATGTTTGGTTAAAAATACCCCGTTATCGGGTGAGATTTCAGCACTGATAAAGTTCAATAAGCCCCAAGTTGTCGGGTCTTCCAAATCGCTTTCCCATATCTCGCCATTGGTAGCCATAACAAATAGCTTGCCATTAAGGCTAGCACCACCCTTACATAATGTTAGTGCAGGCGTTTGATTAGGTGGAAACCCTGTAGAAGTAATACTTACCAATGTAGTAGAAGCACCGGATGTTATATACCAACCCTCATTATTCTCAGGGTCGATGATTACTAAATTATCACCTACCTCGAAAAAGTATATTTTATCCGTACCGCTTGATAGCGCTACACCTAAAGGCGCTGAATAATTACCCTTATAAACTGTGTCATCGTTTACAAAATATAAAGCAGAAACCTTATCCCAATAATAAACACCTCTACCCTTAGCGTCTGCCACCGTAGCGCTGGCATCTTCAAATATATTCACACTAGGGCGCTGAGTGGCAAAATATCGGCCATCAGCATATTGATTGAAAATAGCGTTAGTAGATGAGCTAGAAGCTACATTGACAACACCACCAGAGAAATTATCTATTGATAGCGTAGTGGTAACAGGTATGCGCGGCATTATAGCCACTCCGATGGAACAGGTTCAGAAACATAGTCCATTGCTAGTACTTCTGTGATCTGCTCTACAGCACTACTAGCGCCTTGAAGTATCATTTGCTTAACATCGGCTGGAGGACTAAAGAAAGACAGCCTAGACGCTGCCATAAGGTCGCACAATGGAATAATTACCTCATCAGGAACTTCTGTATCTTCCCAGCTAACCAGATGACGAGTATAGAGCATAGCTTTTATCTGATCGTATGCTTCCTCAATAATAGTCGTGTCGTTTGTTTCTGGCGTTGCATCCCCGTCAACGACCTTCATAGATTGCAAACATTGTAACCCGACTTCCGCTTTAGTCTTCGCCATTCTCTAACGCCTCTATATCGGCCTTGATCTTATCCACACCTGATTTATGATGCGGCTTTTTACCCGTAATACTTTCGTAAGCATCTCGAGCAGCTTGTAATTCGTCATCTATCTCTTTTACTTCAGGTTTATCACCATCAAAGTCAGGGTGATTTTTCATCTTATTAATAATTGTTTCGCGTGTTTCTTCTACCGCCTGACCATTCATTAGAGTGTGGCCGTAATAATTATTAATTCCTTTGCCAGTGTAAGTAAATTTCATTTATCATCCTAAAAGACGGGAGAGCCGAAGCCCTCCCTGATTGGTTAAGCGTCTGCTACAGCAGCGAAGAAACCAGTTAACACACCATGATCTTTTAAATCATCTGTGTCAGCCGTACCGCTACCAAATAGCATCTTGCTAATTTCATGCCAAGAACGCACAGCCAAGCCTTGCTTGTCGCCGTAATCGAACTCTTCTTCTTTAGATTCTGAGCGCTTAGCTACTGCCATCGCGATAGCCTGTGCGCCACATAAGTAGCAAGGGCCAACATCAATACCAGCTGCGCCTACACCTGAAAGAACTGCAATATCTTCAACTTCAACTACTGCAATGTTTTCATAGATGTAATCAGCACCCTTGAAGATAGGGTTCATCTTACCGCGCTCACGCGCTTCACGATTAGCCTGTTGAAAAGCTGAATCATTAGCAAGATCACGAACTAGCAAAGATGGTGCGTAAAGAATGAATGAATCAGACGTTACACCGCCATCACGTGGCTTAAGAGGCTTAATGCGTGGGTCTGCTGTCTTAGCCAAACGCTTCATTAGTGATAATGAGCTAGCTGTTAGCGTGTCATTAGTAGCATCTACTTGAAGTAAAGCCGCTGAATGATCGTTAGCAGCGTTGTTACCTACTGCATTGCCAAATAAAGCGCGGTCTGCATTATCAACTAACCAAGCATCTTTCTGAGCCTCAGAAGCAGAGCCATAAGCTACACCATTGATTGAAGCAAGAGCCGCGATAACTTGATCACGTACTAGCTCCATATTCCAATCCATAAGCACCGACTTAGCTGCATCACGTAAAGGAATTGCAGAGAATTGCTCTTCAAGAACTGGAACACGCACCGCATTACGATACTGGTCAATAGTTACTTTGAAAGAACGAGAATCCATATCTTCTTCGTTGCCTTCAAGTGTAGAGCTACCTGTTACCGCCGCGTTTTGTAGACGATTAACTAGAGCAAAAGTAACGGAGTCGCCTTTTTTCTTAGCTAAATCTTCTTTAACTTGAATTATCGAGTTTTCACTCGTACCCATGACAGGCTTAAAAACATTAGCATTTAATGCTTCTGTCCAAAACTTATCATCCCATTGTTGAACCGTTAGGCCGGTTGCTGCACTAGAATCAGTCATTACTTGTCTCCCGACAATTAAAGGGGTTCATGCTGTCTCACGACAGTATTAATTCCCATAAAGTTTATTCGCTGGCATCGGCCCGGCCCACTTGGTGGAGCCTGTTCCCGCTGCCGCCGTTGCTGTTGAGAGAGTACCCGGAATTGATTTAGTTATAGCTTCCTCAGTTTGCGCTTTTAATTTATCAGCCATCTCAGCTTCAACCTTGGCGCGTACTTCTGCCTCGATTTTCGACTTAAGATCATCAACAGAATTAACACCTTTAAACTCGCTGTGAGTCTTAGCCTGTTGATAAATAAACTCGTAAGGATGCTGTTGCTGTAAAGCCTGCTGCTGTAACAAGGGATTTGAACTGACCATTTCATTGAAAAATACATCAACCATTTGATCAAAATCCTCGCCATGCTGCTGCCTAGCCATCATTTCTGACATATCGTAAAAACGATTATCCATCTGTGATTGCAACTGCTGAGCCGTAAAAGCTATTGCCTTGTCTGGTTCAACATAAGCATCTGGCGTTTCCGCTTGTTGCTGCTGGGCTTGCTCTAAAGCTTGCCTTTTCCTTACTTCGTCTAGTGCTTTTGCCTTAAATGCACTTACTTCGGACCGTAACTTTTCAATCTCAGTCTTTGTATCATACGCTTCACTCGTTTCAGCCGTAGGCGCTGCTTGCTCGGTTTCTACCTCCTGATTCTCATCGGTGGCTTTCACTTCGCTTGTATCTACCGTGGACTCTTCAACAACAGGTTCAACCGCCGCTGGTTCATCCCCAACATCATAAATCGAATCACTCATATACTCTCCTAAATGCCCATTAACGATGGCAGCTCGTATCTTTTATGCCCGAAACCCCGGCAGCAGGAAGCGATTACGCTCATTAAAATTAATTATACACCTATAAAATCTATTTATCTAACACCGCTAAGCATCTGCTGGTTTTCGATCAATGTTTGTTCAGTGTCCGCTATTTCCCCATCTGTCTCAGCTTGAGTTTTACGAGTTTCAATCATGGTTTTTTCAGCTTCTGCACGTTTCTTCAGTGCGCTTGCTTGAGCGTCTAGGGCTTGTGATGAGTCTTTCTCAATAGCTGCTGCTACCGCCTCGGTAGTTAATTGCTGCTGCGCGTCTTGTTGCGCCTGTAGAGCTTGTGCTTGCTGTTCTGACTCGCCTTGCATCTTATTAAGAATATCCTGCTTATTGCGTAAGTTAGACGCCCTGATATAAGTCTCTTGATCGAATGTAATACCTGCATTAGCCAAATCAATAAGATTTCTAAACTCTTCCTGTTGAATACTTACAACATCTGGCGAATCTTCAATAATAATATCAACATCCATTTCAGCAACATTGTTATCAATGCGCGAAACCACGTTTAATCGTGAGTCATTCTGAAACTCAGGCGGGATAAAGCCAATTTCCTCAGTTACAGCATCGGCTACCGATACAGGCTTATTCAACGACACAAAGCGTACATTTTCCTCGTTATCCGTCACTCTCACCCATCTTTCGCTTGTCCAGAACTGTCTAATGCGATTCCACCAAGCTTTATAAATCTGTTTTTCCCACTGTCTTTTCCCATCTGCAAGAGGGCTATACTCCAACATTGCGCCATTCTGATTAGCTAATACTGCACGCCCGGACTGATTGCCCATTGATTGAGCAGAAGCAAACTCAGCGCCGCTTGTACGAGCCATTTCTGATTTAGCTTCTTGAAGTAACGCCATCTGGCCTTGAGCCATATCACCAGTAGGCAAAATACCAAAATCTTTACCAAATTCAGCATTACCACTTAAAACAACATGACCATCAGGCTTAGCTAATTCTATCTTTTGCGCTCTCACGCCATCAGGGAATGCACGTAAATTACCGAATGTTTGGCGCTGTGAGATTAAATGAACCGCTTTAGATTCTCGCTTGTTAATAGAATCTTGCATTTCAATCATAAAACGAGGCTCGCCGTAACGATTTCCCTCACGATCTACATAAGCAGAACGCATAATAATGCAGCACTCTGGAAACCCATCCTCATCAAGCCACGGAGAAACAACAGGCTTCATTAAGTAGCCTGCCTTAGTATAAAAAGCTAAATGCCATATTCCACGGTATAAGAAGTAAATCTGAACTATACGAATTCGCTTACGCTTGGAATCAACCCATTTAACAGGCTTGTCAGAATAGGTGTCGTCAAATTCATCACTCAAAGAAGCGCTTATAACGTCTTCTGCATCTGGAAAGTTACGCTTTACATTGTCGCAATCATCCCAAATAACAATGCCTTTATAACGAGCATCACTAAAATCAGCTTTTCTTGAGTGGAAATCATAAAACAATCTATCCCACTGAATATGATGTGTTTGTATTTCTCGCTTTTCATCACGACTAACAACGACCTCAGCAGCGCCAATGCCCTCAACTATGAAATTCTCCCAAAACTCTGAGCGTTTCTCATCAAAATTAGTATTATCAGCAACGTATCTAAGCGCGTCTGTAGCCGCTGTTGCATCTTCTTCATGCTGTGGTGTTCTTGGGTAGGCTTTAGGGTCTGTGCGTATCTGTCTCTCGAAACCACGGAGGAAATTAATTTTTTTACGAATGTAGTTGTTTTGTACAGGAGGCTGCTTGCGCTTGCGTAGAATCTCTCTTTCTTCTGATGTTAACTGCTTATGGTCAACGTAATCACGATCACGCTCAGATAGCTCTCTAGCGTCTCGCGTTGAATCTTCCGAATCTTCAAAGTATTGGACTAGCGTAGACAGTAAATCAGGGTCTTCGTCCGCTCTTAATGGCTGCTTAGCCTTAGCTTGTGGCATGTCTTGCTATCTCCCGACAGTATAATGTAGATTTTATGCCATTAATTGATTGTAGTCTATGATAAGTCATATTTAAGCAGTTTTCCAATCATCAGCATCGTCATCATCCCAGTCATCCCACCTGTCTTTAGATTTAGTTTCTTTAACTTCAATCCCTGCTTCGTGTATTTTATCTATCAATCGCCCCATTATTCCGCACACATCAACTTTGTCGTCAAATGCGCCAGCTGGGAATTTTAGCAACTGGTTTAATAATTTATCACCATGTTCAGTATTAGGAATATAAACCTTTCCCGATTTAGCCAAAGCCTGAAATGATCTAGCGTTAGCTGTCTTGTCTCCGATATGCGGCATTTCCTCAATATCAAACCACTTCTTACGCTGCTCCTGTCTTTTCCTTAACCACGGAGCTATAGCACGTCTTATCTGGCCTTTCTCAGCGCCGAACATATATAAATCATGCTTCTCGTGTAAATCTATTAAATCCTCAACCCATACATCAGACTCAGACTGACAACTAATCCAATCAATTATATACAAATCACTAACCGGGTCTAAACCGCACACGCCTTGCTCAGTGAAATCACCACCCCCATCAGTAACAGCATAGTCAGCAGCGCCAAACTTTGTTAAATGCTTGGGGGTGTCTTCTATGTCATACCGATTAAACCAATCGCGCTTAAAATACGTACCGCTTTCCGGGCTTGGCGTTTGTTGGTATAAAGCTGTCCAAGTTCTAATATCTGACTTTTGAACCGCTTGCTTTGTTTCTTCCCAATATTCAGGTGTAAACCATTCAGGCCACAACCATTCACCAGCCTTTCTACCTAGTGGGTCGTTTTTCCCTTCCTGAGCTTCTGCCTGTAGACAAATAACATGCCATTCCTTGCCGTCCTTACCAATAAATATACCGCTTTCACCATCCCAATCATCAGGCAATATCCGACCGCTTAAATCATCCTCAACCCATCGAGTCTGAATAATCACTTGAGCCGCACCGGGCTTTAGTCGTGTGAGAAAGTCTGAAACATACCAATTCCATGTATCTTCTTTTACTGTATGGCTGTCAGCTTCCTTCCTGCCCTTAACAGGGTCATCAATCAAACCTAAGTCAGAACGCCTACCAGTTACGCCACCACCCACACCAACGGCAAAATATGCGCCGCCATCTATAGTCTCCCACTCACCACGGGCTTTTTGGTCTTCTGTTAGCTGTAACTCAGGGAATAAATTCTTACTGGCTTGGCCGTCTACAAGATTTCTAACCTTGCGGCCAAATGAGGTGGCTAAATCGCCACCGTATGAAGCCGTAATTATGGACTTCTTACCCATACGACCTAGATAGTAGGCAGGAAATCTAACCGAACCATAACTAGACTTAGCTGAACCCGGAGGCATAAATACCATCAGGTTTCTTATCTCGCCATCAATTACCTTGTCTAAAGCTTCACACAATAACTTGTGATGATCAGCTGGAGGCTCATCAGGCGCTATATACTCGCAATAGCTAGTGAAGTTCCTTCTTGCTATTCTTCTGTTTAGTAGTTCCTGTGCTGCCTGCTGTGGCGATATTTGCGAGTTCGTCGTCTGTGAGTTGTTTCTCATCTTTGTGTACTACCTCGCCACTTAGTTCAACCATTTTCATATCTGGAAGGTATTTTGATATTAAGCCTTTTTGTATATCAGCAGCCGCTTTAAGTCGTTGAACTTCAACAGGTTCTAGCGACTCAGTTAAATCTGACAATTTTTTAGATATTTCAAGAACATGCTGAACAAGTCCCTTATTGGCTAATTGCTCTCTTAATGCTTCTTGGCGTATAGCTCTATTTTCTTCTGCTCGGCTCTTTCCTTTACCAGCCATAACTAGCCGACCTCTTCCAAATCATCTAAATTTTCAGGCTCTAAGTTCTTACGGCTTATACGTTTTACGTATGGCTTGCCCTCTAATATTACCAAAACCTTAAATTGTCCGTCATCAGCTTCAAAACCAATGCCTGAGCCGTTTTCTTGTGTGTATAGCTTAAGCTCTTCTAGTGGCTTTTGTGTTTCGGGTAGTTCGTGTAAGTTTAATTCCATTACCAGTTCCTTGAACTACAGCCGCAATAGTCGTTTCCTGCGCCTGATTGATTGTCTTTAACTCTTAATTGAAATTGCTGCTCGAATGTATCGCCAGAGGTAGTAAGCGTTATTTTATTGGTTAATAGATACTTACCCGGACTAGCAGATAATCTAGCAGATGCCTTAACCGTTGTATTAGCCTCATTCGCGATAGTAACGCCTGAATCTTCACTAGACCATGTAGATGAGGCTATTGTGTCGCCATCTAATCTAGGAATCCAGTTCAAAGTGTAGGTAATTGCCGCATTTTCACCCTGACTAACTATAGCTTTTGGGTGAGTGGCTAGTATTTCTCTTTGATGGCTCATTTTAAATAACCAATAATTATATAGGTCGATTATAACATAATTCTATATAACATAAAAAACTTCTATTGGCTCTTTTTTGGTAGGGGTATATTATTTAGCTATAACTCAAACGAAGGATTGAACATGAAACCACTACACCCACACATCAAAAAAGCAATAGACACCTTTAAGCAAATTCAGAACATGAGCGAAAAAGAAGAAACCGAGCTTGAAGCATTGGGCTTTATTGACTTAACGCCAGATGAAGAAAGAGAGATTAATAAACTTGACGACCTGTCTTCTAACTTGCAACGTCAAACTGTATAAGGGGATTATTATGGAATTTTTACTAATTTTTTTAGGCGCTTCAATTTTGGTTACTGTTTTAGCTTGTCGCTTATGCTCAATAAATAAGTGCTTTGAAGATGACGAGCATGAGGACATAAACGAGTTATAGTCGTGGTTTTAGGGGCTTTTCAGCCCCTTTTTTTATTCTATCCTGTTCCTATCTAAACTGTTTCATACCACGGCTTATCGCATTTAATCCAGTCTCCGAATATATGGACATAAACTAAACTGTGTATGCCTTTTCTGTAAAATAACCCGTCACACTTGTATTGAGCGCCTTTTGGTATATCTTCCATTAATCACGCGCCTTTATTTCATTCATAACATCGTTAATATCTAATTCAATGATCTTGCCGTTAAAGAATAACCGGGTATCTTTACTGGCTACCGCAGCTAATAGCTCATCCATACTTAGTAGACCGCAGGCAATTTTTGAAGTCATCGCATTATAATTAAGCGTTACTTCTGAGTTACCGGCTTTTTTTATTCTGTGTTCTGTTAGGCTAACTACATTTCCCATCATGCCGCCCTCTTACATTGACTGCCCCTGAAAAGCTCCTTAAAAGCCCTTACAGGTGGGTTAAAACCGTATATAAACTTTCGTGTAATGTCGCCGCGCTTCTCACACGTACTAACCACATAAAACTGTATGTGATCGTGAATATCAACTTTTGTAATTTCGCCATCTTCACGCATTGCGGCAAGAATATTGCTTATAGTTGATTGGCCTTTCTTGAATATCTTAGCCAGCATTGGACCTGAAAACTCTTGACCTTTATGCTCGTATATCCAGTTTCTAACCTTCTGCTTTACGGTTTCCTCCGTGGTTTCGTCTAGTTCAGCAATAACCTCGTAAACCTTGAGATCAGCGCCGGTTCCATGCTCTCGCTTTTTATAGCCTACATGCTTAATACAGCCTTTTTGCTTAAGTACAAATATAGCCTTACATACAATCCAGTTAGGAATATGCTTTTTAGCGTCACTGATACTGTGTGAGGTGAATTTTCCACCTTGATTTAAAATATAACGCTCTGCTGTTTTTCTTTTCTCTGCTGTTGCCATGAATATCCTTTATTAGTATTAATAACAGTCTGATCAAGCTGACACTAAAAATCAGTGCAGCTTATCAGGGTGCTAGCTATCAAAAATACGACTTAGTTTCTCCATCACCGCGCCCCTTAAAACCAAATTAAACAGTCTAGGTTTATTCTTGTGCCAGTTGTTTAATGTCTGTACGCTTTCGCCTGTTATCTCTGAAAGCTCAAGCAGGCTTTTTAGTCCTGCTTGCTTACATAGTTCACTAGGTTTCATTTATACACACTAGGTAGCTCTTTAAGCTCCAAGAACATCTCGTTAAAAATATGTGTTATCGGCTTTACTATGTCATCGCCATTTTCAACAGTTCTCATTAAGCCGATAACATAACAACCATCATCCAGCCATACATGCGCTCGACCACCGTGTTCATCCTCCATGCTTAAAACTGGAAAAATATCAGCTCCGTTTTCTAATTTCGCCGCTGCAAATGGTTTTGTTTTAACAAACATTTTTAACCCTCTCTTTTAATAATTTCAGCGTTATCATTATTCATTGCTTTATGCTCTAAACATTCTGATAAAGTCATCCATTTTGTTGAGTATTCTTTATCAATAATACTGTCTGTCTTTGTTGATAATTCTTGCTCTGTATATTTAATTCTGTAATTCATTTTATAACCTCTTTGTTGTGTATTTTCCTAACCAGTGACTATATATTACTATAACTATTTTAGTTAATCAAGTGATTTAGTATAAATAGCTAACAAATAAATTAAGCGCGATAACATAAAGCGTTGCGCCTTATTAAGTGTCGTTATTAATCAGTCTTTCTAGTCGTCTTCTATATTCAGGGTATGTCTCGCCTCTGCTTGGCTGCGGTAGATCATTATCCTTTGCAAACCCTTCAAGCTTTTCATTGTCTCTTGGTAATGTAAGCCTTGTTGCCTGCTCTGGTATCTTCCAAGCCTCTAAATACAGCTCGTTTTTAATAAAATTACTTAATTTATATACAAATTCGCTCTTTGTTGCCTTGATATAAGCAGAATATCGCTCTGTTCCTGCCTGTATGACGCTGTGAGGCACTTTTTTGTTAATCTTTGCTAAGTACTCCTTATAAGCTAGTGGCTTCGAGTTGCCTTCTCTGTGTGGCTTTAATTTATACAGTGTTTCAAATTCTGGTGAATATTCGTGCTGCTTTCTAGGCCGTGACTGCTTGGCCTTCTTAGTCACAACATAATCAAACTGGCCGTGTATAATCTCGCCGCTTTCCGTGGTCTGCTGGATGGTTTCTATTTCACAGCCTACGCCTTCAATAAAAGCGCGTAAAAGCCTTATTTCGTTGGTCATTGGCTATGCCGCTTCGCTTCTTCTCTTCTGCTGTATTGCTTTAAACTTGCCGTAAGCCTCTGATTTGGGCTGAGTCTGCCCAAGACCTTTGCAGTAGTAATCATTTCTCAATATACACCTGCACATTCTTCTCCATGAAGGCGCCCATTGTTTTACCTCAAGATCGTGCGGAGCAAGATCAGGAATTGTTTTATATCCTCTTTTCTTCCAGCATGAAATAAACTTTGTGAATCTATCTTTGTAATTATCCTGCATCGGCTTTGGTAGGCTCTTTAACAGAAAATTAGTGTATTCTTGCCAATTGTATTTATCTGGCTTTGATATTTTGTTATTCCCATTAATATTCCCGCTTTCTTGAGAATACAAGGCGCCAGAATTAACACCGCTTACCCGATTCAATAACTTGTACCATGTATCAGGTTCGAGCAACTGATAAAGCCATAGTCCTTTCTTTTGATCATCACCAAAAGGCTGGCATAGCCTCTGGTTACTAAATTTAACGCCTGCTCTTGTCATAAGGTCGTATATTTTATTGTAGCCCAACTCCTCGCTTTTTGCGTGATACAGCCATATATCCTCAGTTCTCCAATCATATATCGGATACACGTTATAAACATTCTTGTCTATTTTTGTTGTCCATTTCTTCTTATTAGCCATAAGTCCTGTCTTTTTAGACACAATAGCTCTGTATCTGTGCAAGCTTTCATCAGATCGAATACCTATTAACGCGCCACAAGTTTTTCCTTTTGAATACCACTTACCAAAAATAACCATCAACTCTTCAAACTCCATTCTTGGGTGATAAAAATCATATTGACTTAAATCAGAGGCCAAAGCAGGCTTTTCCCTTACCCATAAATCCTTTTTTGACTCATCCCAGCAAACCCATTTAGGCTCATAATCAGAAACTGCATTTCTAAGCAATAGCTCACCACAAAACCAATGAAGATCAATACAATCAGAATATTCATCAACCATATAATTTACATGACTTATTGTTGCCGTATATTGAGCTTCAAGATCAATAACTAAAATACCAACTTTTCGTCCTCTACGCCTAGCCTCTTGACATACCAAGTGCATTAAAACAGTAGAATCTTTACCACCTGAAAAACTTATATAAAGCCTTTCAAACATATCAAATGACTCGGAAACCCTTCTATTTGACGCATCTAAAACACTATGTTTCTGATATACCTTATGACTCATTTAATAAATCTCCACTTGACGACCAGAGCTTGTTGCCTCAACCATATCTACAGGGTCTCTTCCATTCTGCAAAAGCCAGTCATTCAAAACATCTAACGCTACTTCGTTTGCTTCTTCTTTTTGATCATCTGTTAACAAGTTAAATCCAGCGCAAAATTTAGATGGAATACCCGTTTCATAACACATCGCTGCTTGACCAATCCAAGCTATTCTATTCATAGCGAAATTAGTTAAATAATGCTCACACGAATTATTCCATTCGTTTATTACAGAGTTGGCCGCTTTTCTGAACCTGTTAGAATCAGATAAAAAGTCTCTATATGCGTTCTCGCATTCATCTTTTGTCATTCCGTCTACTTTGCTCGCATAAAATCCAGATTTTTGGCATTCCCATTTATCAAAAGTATGAAATATTCTATCTCCCTTACCTTCGTTTGGAATTCTTGCCTTACTTATTTCGTCATCACTAATATTATCAGTTAGATCATCCCAAGACTCTGTTGAATCGTCAGCTTCCCATGCCCTGCTAAAGTCATTGTCACTAAATAAATTCTCCATTCCTGATATTTGGCATAGCCTTAAAACCTCTTCCTCGTCCATACCAAGCTCTTTTGCTATTCGCGCATTTCGCCAATTTCTATTCTTTAGCTCAATAACAATTTCACTCATTGCGTCAATTTGGTGCTTTCCTCTTGCCCTGTTATGCCTGATTGTTGATGCAATTCTATCGTTTTTGCTAGTTTGCTCATTTCTAACAGACACTATTGGCAGATAACCATTTACGCGCTCTTTAACAGATTTAGACTCTTTTCCAACTCTAGAACGATGAAAACCGTCAATAACCTCTATCTTGTCATCATTAGGCCAAGTAACAATTGGCTGAGTATAACCATCATTCATAATGGATATTTCCAATAGTTCCATCTCAGGTGGCGCAACTTTGTTTGGATTATAGTCATTCGCCTGCACCGAATCATTTTTCACCCACAAAACACAATCAACCGGCTCACTTGAAAATGGACTAATCTCATGCAATGCTAATTTTAGTTTATTAATAGCATCTACTTTTGCATCAATATCAAGCAAATTAATATTTCTTGTTATCGAATCTATTTCTGTATCTAAAGACATCATCTTTCCTCTATGTTTTTACTAAACAGGCTTAATATCTTTCAATGCTTCTTCAATATCACTGGCTAAATAATCTTTACCACCGATATTTACTGTAGGCTCATTCTTTGCTTCTACATCTATTCCTGAAATCTCTTTAAAAATAGCCGCGTCGAAGTTTGGAAGATCAAATAATTTAGCCCTATCCTCTTCACTTGCATTATCCCATGATCGCTTCCATGCTTCGTGGTAATCGTAAGACTTCAAATAACCGTCTACCACTTCCCATTTTGGATTGTCTTCTTTTTCCTTATCCGTCATATCGCATCCATAAATCCATTCTTTAGTCTCAAAATAAAAGAAATCCGGAAATGATATATCATTAAATTTAACACCTGAATCTTTATTAAATATTCTTACTGTTGGCTCGGTAGTGTTCAGGTAGCCTGTGTTCCGATTTCCTACGTTCCAATTTCCTGCGTTCCAATCGCCTGTGTTCCGATTTCCTACGTTCCAATTTCCTACGTTCCAATTTCCTGTGTTCCGATTTCCTACGTTCCAATCGCCTGTGTTCAGGTAGCCTGTGTTCCGATTTCCTACGTTCCAATCGCCTGTGTTCCGATTTCCTACGTTCCAATTTCCTGCGTTCCAATCGCCTGCGTTCCGATTTCCTGTGTTCCAATTTCCTGTGTTATTCTTTGAATCACTCATTTTCTCTCTCCTGTTTTTTACTTATTCTAGCTACTGTGTAGCGGGTGTCTAATCAGTATTTTTTATGGGTGGTATAAATTAATGCTCTATTTTAATTCCCGCCTTATCAAATTTATTAAAATACTCTTTGGCCGCTAATTTTGCCCAATCTGGTAAATTACTCGTCCCTCTATCAATCTCATCAAAAAATAAAACGAGTCTCTTGGCATCATCTTCTGTCATTTGTATATGAACATATTTAATCGTTTTTATTCTCATTTATTTATCCTGTTTTTTCTTAATAATTAACACTCTACCGTCTTCAAGATCAATCCTTCCGTCTTGTTTCCCATGTCCGCAACAGCAAGCAACAGTCTTTACGCCACCAGCATTAAGTGATGCCACTATCTGATGAATGCACCAATCAATGCATCTAACCTTTCCATTTATAGGCATTACAACTTGATTGCTATAAGTTTTTTCGCCACCGCATGAATCACATTTATCACAAGTCATAATTATTCTCGATTTCCAGATATGTATTGATCTAAATGCACCCTAAAGCAATGCAAGTGCATCAATAGCTCTGGTATGTCAGACATTGTGCTTGCAATATACAAGCTGCCGTCATCCTCAAAACCAACTAATACAGCTGTTTTTAATTTGTCTTTTGCGCCATCAAGCACATCATTTACTGGCAAATCAACCGCAGTCAAACCGTTAAAATCAATAACATCACCCATCTTTCCTCCTAGCCAAAATTAATGGCTGTCATTACCTACTTGTTATCTCTACTAGGCCATAAAAGCCCTATTCCAAACTTTTCAGATGTTAGCCGGTTTAAATTCTCGTAAACTTGGCTAATTTCCACTGTAGACAGCTCTTTAGTGCTGGTTTTATCAGGAAATAGCGCCTTCATTATCGGGTGAAACATATATTTCTTGACGGTTTCAGGCGTGAAATCCACCGGTGCCGTGATAGTTTCTTTTACATCATAACCCGCGTCATTTAAAGCCTTCGCCAGATCAGCTATATACTCATGCAAACAGCCGTTCTGAGTTAATGTGCGCTTACCCGGCTTAGACTTTTCAACACTAACAGTAAATGAACCGTCTAGCGGTAAATCCCGTATATAATCCATTAATTCGGCCTTACTAGTGAAGCTGTCTATATTTTGCTTCATGCCAGCCTATAGCCTGAATAGTGCTTTCTATTGGGTGAGGCTATGTTTCTGCTCACAATGTCATGCCCTGATTGCAAGGCTTCTAATATCTGTTTATTTTGTGATTTACTCATCTTCGCTGCCCTCTAAATCCGCTTGCTCTGCTTTTTCATCTTCTACCATTTCATCAGCGTACTGCTCTGCGTCTTTATCATTCATTTTTAAAGTGCGCTTGGCAAAGGCAAATGCATTTTCATATACGACTCGTAGATTAGTCATCTATCGCTACTCCTGTGATTATTTTGGTTGCGTCAGCTGTGATATAAGCCGTGGTGTCTTCTAATAGCAGCTCGCCAAGCTCAACCAAAGCTAACAGCCTTTCGCCACTCTTGGCGCCTCTAGCCTTACTTAATAGCTTTGCTAGGTCATTACTTATATTCTCGCCTATCGCGTCCTGTACGCTGCCATAGTCATTCCAAAGCTCATTTTCACAGTCTTTTATAGCTTGTACTGTTTCTGATGTGTGCTCTTCGTTGCGTGGGTCGCTTATTCCGTACCATTTGCGCTCGCTCATTCTTGTATCTCCGGTCTAACAGTTAAGGTAAACCCATAAGAGCTACCATAATCACAAGTTTCACATCCACCAATAGAGAAACGATTATCATCATTTATATTTTTTGTGCCAAAGAAATCTGCTAAATTCATAAGAACATCTAGGTTTAAGTTTGGTTGCTCATACATGCAATCAAATGTTATTTTAACTTCATCCGATTTATTGCTGTCTATATTTACTGATTTCTCGCCTTCCCAGCCCATTGAGTAATGCTTTTTATGGTCTTCATTCCAAATATCAACAACTTTATTAAGTATTTCTTCATCTGAATACGTCTTCATTTCTGTTCCTTTCTGAATTTGTCGTGAATAGAGATCAATTCATCTTCTATCTTGTGAATAGCCTCTACTGGCTCATCAGCATCAGCATAAGTATAAAATTCGTGACTATAGTTTTTACCATTCCAGCCGTTTAAACATATATCAATGCCGATCTTTTCAACATGGCCGCTATAGTGTAAAAATACGTGAAAATCATCTGCGTTAAGGTTTGCGACTGTCTCCATCAATCCAGCCATCGCTCGTTGTGTTCTAATGTCCATCTCTCTCTCCGTTGTGTATGGTGTAAATATAGCGGAATGACAGAATTATGGTAATGAAAAGATTTTATAGCGTATAAGTAGGATTTATAGCAAAAGAAAACCCGCCAGAAGGTAGCGGGTTAATAACAACATAGAGAGGTTTAGTATAACTTACTTTGTGCCTTTTTATCATCTGTAGGCCGTAACAGGATTTGCCGAACTCTTTCGAGCCAGCGCCCAAATGCAGAACAAATGGGTAAGCGCGATACTTGATTGTATAGCTGTGTTTATTATACCAGAAAAGAAAAAAGACTTGCTAAGTTAATAACAAATCTTTATTCTTTATGAATCTGTAACGTGTTTGGCGACACTTGCAGGAATCAGTAGAACGATTACGTAACTCTTGCTTCAACAGATTTTCAGTGATTATACCTACCTTTCCTAGCATTTAAAACCGTTTTCAGACCTTGTTATATGTCCCGCTGAGAGTCTGGGAGCAGTGAACCAGATTAAAGGCTTTGAGCCTCGATATAAGATAATGCACCGGCGGGTGGTAGTGGTTCAGGCCACGATACAACAAAATTACCGCGACAATAGCATATAACAAGCCTGATATAGCATGACTATGGACTTATCCACAGGTTATCCACAGTCCCTATAAAAAGATTAACCGTACTTGACCGGTGTTTCTTTTCGTCTTTAATTTTTATTTAGATCAAAAGCGTTAAGCAAAGGATATATTATGAAAAAGAAGTTTTATGCAATTAAGAAAGGCTTTAAATGTGGTGTTATTGTTAAATCATGGAGTGAGTGCGAATCATTAGTAAATGGTTATAAAAGCGCAGTATTTAAGGGTTTCCCTGACCATGAATCTGCTAAAAAGTGGCTTGGAAAACCTGAACCAGTAGAGCAAAAACAGATTATTCAGAAAGATGGAACTATATTTTTGCCAGCTACAAACAAAAAGAATAAATACGGATATTACAAAGAGCGATATTACACAGTAAAAGGCCAGTTATTAGCGCATCATGGAACTACTATAGGGTGTAACTGTGATGTAAATAACCTTTATTCTGGATTCGAGCCGCCGTGGGATTTATTGCCAATTAATGAAGCGCTAGATTTACAGCTATTAAGCTCATCACCGTTATAAACAAAACTAATAACCTATAAAAAACTTTGATTTCACATACTGAGATAATAATAAGATACTGACTGAAAGTTAATTGGAGAGAGATAGATGAACAGGAAAAGAGTAAGAACTATATTAAGGGAAGCTTTTGGTGATTACTGCTACTGGTGTGGGTTAAAAATGGATTTCCCTAGATATGGCGAGATTGATCCATATCATAAAAACATGGCGACTATAGAACATCACATCGCAAAGAAAAAGAACAAAGGAAATGAAATTTATTACCTAAGGCTCGCACATAAAAAGTGCAATATTTAAGGACTAACCATGAAAGATGATATGCCAGATAAGATTTATGCAAAGGTAGACGTTTTCGCAACCGATAGAGTGAAATTTGGCCAGTGGGGAACAGGTCAAAAAGACAATACCGAATACCTAAAACGCTCTCATGCGAATGAGCTGGTTAAGGAGGCTGTTGAGAAATCATTTCATTCAATTATGAATGAACTTGATTATGATGAAGAGCTTTATGACAGATTACATACAGCAGCATTAAACCCCACAACCGAGGACAAGTGATGGATATAACAGTAAGTGAAGCGGTTGCAGAATATTTCTACGATCAATGCGCAGGTATGTATAGCGGCCACATGGCAGCAATACCTAATAATCCTGTTATTTATGGATTAATAAAGGCTCATAGCGCAGATCAGAAAGTAGATTTTGCAAGATTCCTGAGACAAGTAGCTGACAAGCTTGAAGCTGAACCTAAATTTTGAACCAACCGAAGGCAAGGATAAAGAATGATTAAACCGATTAAAGAACTCAGATTTGTAATAACTGGTGAAGAGGCAGAGAAAATAGTAGCAGATCACATTGAATCTTTAATGATTGCAGAAGGTTATGAATTAAGGCGATCGGTTAAGCAGGATGATAATTACTGGCCTGATATGGTCTATGTGGGTCAATTGGTTCACGAAACACCGGAGCTATTGAAATGAATGCTTACATGACTGTTTATTGGTTTGCTACTGGTCATAATGATGCAATTTTACCTACGTACCTTTGGCTTGATTTGCACTTGCAGAAACAAATTGATTTACATAACAAACTAGAATCATTTGCTGAACGCTTGGAGTTGCTATGAACCTAACACCCGCAGAGAAACAAGCGATAAATATTAAGTGTGCTGAGTTGCTTGGTTATACATTAGGTGAGTATCAATCAAATATTTACAGTTACTTGCATGTGCTGCATGGCGAGTTA